AAAATCACCCAATCCATAATATCTGTTGGCAGATGTCCATTGAATCAGTCCGTAACCGCCGTAGCAATTACGCCAACTGGTTCTACTACCACCTTCACATACATTAGGCACGAAAGTAGATTCCTGTCTAATGTTGCCCATGATGGTAGCAAGGGCGTTTCTGTCTTTAATACCACGATCCTGGAAAAATGCCAGGGTAGCATTCTCATGTTCATTACACCCTTTACAAATAAGCCTTTTCTCTTTTGGCTTTGGTAATGCAACCTCGCGGATTGCTGTCTTCTGACCATTAACAAGATCAAATTCCTTAATAATGGAAAAGGGCGCTTGTCCTGGGACAGGAGGTGGCGGCCCTTGCATCTTGTAATTCTGGAATGGCAGTGTTGCCGTTGTGGTTGTAACCGATGCCAAAAGGGGCAGGGCTACTGTAAAGAAATTTTGCATTAACTCCGATTGAACTCTACATCCGTATAGAAAGGGGGTACACCCTTTTCTCAAAGGGCACTTTCCACGGCTCTAAATGTCACCTCAAAATCTCATTATGACAAAACCCACCTAAGTGGGCTTTTTTCATTATAAGTTTTTATTTAGGTTTTGTCAATAATTCAGGATTCTGATACCAACATTGTTTCACGAAACTCCTCATAAACCGCACAGGCATTAAGATAATCACCCATCTCTGCGAGATAATGAAGACGATCAATAATACTATCTTTGAGGTTTTCAGCTTGATCAATCATTTGATGTTCCATGAAAGTAGTCCTTCCTGTAGTAACGACCGAGTACATTGCTATTGTAGTACTTCGGTTCCCCAGTGTCAAGGGCTTCTATCAAAACATTGTTTAAGAATAATTGTCTGGTTTCTTCGTAGTTACATTGTCCTTTTGTTTTATGGAGGCTAAGTATTGTTCTGTCGCAGGATGTTTTTCCCCAAATGTTAATATCGGCTTTGAGTTCAGGACAGGAGCCGTAATACTTTTTCCAATCGGACTCCGACTTAGCTTTTCTAGATTTTCCTCTTGGTGTGCGGAAAGACCAGAAATACTTTCTACCAATATAACTACGACCAGTTTTACGGCAATGAATATGATATACAAAACCAAAATAATCTTGAATATGATCAGACTCAAATATTTCCCCGTTGTAGAGCCAAGGGTTTTCATAACTCATAAAGCTCTTAGAATTATATGAGCCTTATTTATCCTTTGAACCCGGACAGAGTTATTATAGTCATAAAAAAGGGGGTTAGTCAACCCCCGTAAGTTATATTTTAATTGTTCTCAACGAACATGTTTTGCGTACCACTTTTCAAACTCTTCTCTACGCTTGTCACCTCTTGGTGGCATAGGAGTCTTTTCACCACGAACTGGTTCATACTTTCTCTTTTCTTCCTTATCATGATCCTCTGGATTCTCACGAGCTCTTTGAGCCTCGGAGAGTTCAAGTTCCTGAGCATAAATCTCAGCAACTTCTTCCCAAGTATATCCAGAAAGATCATAACCCTCTGCAATGAGTTCGTCTACCCATGCTTCTAGATCTTCTTTATGAAGACCTTTAAGAGTCATTGCAAGATTAGCTCTCTTACCCAAAGTTCCTCCTTTTTTAGCAGCTGCCTTGAGTTTGCTCATAGGAATGTTCTCTTCTTCAGGAACACCTAGTTGCTTGCTGAGAGCACCAGGCTTTTTGATTGCCTTTTGAATCCACTTCTCCATCTTCTCGTTAATTTCAACTTCTTCTTTCTTCATGGACTTTTTCTTTTCTCTTTCGCGTTCTTGCGCTTCAGAGTACTTATTGTGTCCATAGATTGCTCTTTCTGCAGCCTTCTCTGCCTCATCACCAGCTTCCTTACCATGTTTCTTTACGATACGCTCTTTGGTTTTGTCTGCCTTGTCATGTTGTTTGATGTCATCCATTTCAAAGGCATCTCTTGCTCTAGTAGCAAATGCTTTGGTTGCAAGTTCCTTAGAGATTTCAGCAAGTTGTTCAATAGATTCACGAGTAATTTTCTTTCTTGCTGCCTTAACCTTATCTCTCAAAGGTTTTCTAGTTCTTTCTCTATCATTTCTCGCTTGTTGCTTGAGAATAGATTCATAATCATCCTCATCGTCATCCTCATCATCCATATCATCCAGATGATAACCATGTCTCATGGACATTGTACCACCTACGGCTCTTCTTTTCATAGTATCTGCAGGGTGGCCATCTTGCATTGGGCCGTGATCCTTTGAACCAGCCTTGTAACCAGGATGACCCTTACCGCCAGTAAGTTCCATGATGATGGTCTCTCTCCACTCTTCACTCATGTTTGCCATCATTACGAGTGCATTTTCTTCGGTCTCTGCATATCCTTCATCAAGTAGATGACCTTTGACTAGATCAAAGATGTCAACACCAGCAGCAAGATTTACACCCTTCTTAGCAAGATCAAAACCTGTCTTTGCAGTTGATGGTGCAGGGGACTTAGGTGCAGGTAATCTATCCTTCATATCCTTCATAAGAGGATTGGTGGTTGCACTAGTTCCTCTTGTGCGATCTCTTTCTGCCTTTGCAGCAGCGAGTTTTGGATTTGCAGCAGCCCACTGATCCATTGCCGATCCTGCGGGTTTTGCGGGAGCTGGAGCAGGTTTTGGTGCAGAAGTTGCAGCGGGTTTTGTTGGTGTTGCAGAAGGTCTTGCTGGTGTTGGTGTATTTGAACCAGGCTTTGCGGGTGCTGCAGGAGCAGAGGGTTTTTTAAGTCTTGGATCTCCAGGTAAAATAATTCCAGGAGCTGCTTTTTTAATATCCGATTGTGCTTTACTTAGAGTATTTAATCTTGATTGTCTAGCTGCAGCAGCGTCATTATAATTTGCATACATCTTACCGTCAGATGAAGACTTATAATATTGTCTATATCCACTAGCTTGACCGCTGCGGTCTCTGGTTTGGACTTTAACATTCCCAGAAACTCCTTTACCAGATGTAGGAAGTTTAGAAATTCTTTGTTGATCTGCAGCATATGCTTTAGCTTGAGCTGCATCTCTAGCGGGATTTGGCACCTCATGAAGATCTTCTACTTCCTCATTAAGAACCTCAGGGGTCTCATAAACTTGCGAATAGGCCTCCATGAGACCTCTGATGTCTTGTCCTTCCATTTGTATACAATAAAAAGTACTTTTATAATGTTATTTATTTATCTTCAGGTTTCCAAGAACAATCAATTCCCTCAAAAACTGGAGAACATATTCTCATAGGCGGTGCAAGTTTCTTACAATCCTCTGAGTAACATAAGGACTCATCGTTCTTTTCTTCCAAGTATTTTTGTTTATATTTTTGATCATAATCGGAAATAATCCGATCATACTCCCGTGTTACATCACGAATTGCTTTATCAACATCTCTTTCAACTCTACGATTTACTTTATTGGGATCTTGTAGTATAATCTCATTAAGAATACCTTGTGGGAGATACTTTCTTTGAAGTTCATCTAATAAATCCCAAAGACCACTTTCAGATACTCCTGTGCATTGTGAAAGGCCAGCTATAAGTGTAGATACAACAACTCCAACAATAATAAGTTGTTTTTTGTCGGTTTTCTTTTTACCGAAGTTAAAGTTGAACTGCATGATTTGAAATCATTCTATTACTAGTTATAAGCATCAATAAATATAAAAATAGGGAAAGACTGAGGAAAATTAATGTCTAGACTTGGGATCCAAACAGGCAGTAATCCTAATGATGGTCAGGGCGATCCATTGCGAATTGCAATGGGTAAAATCAATAGTAATTTTACAGAGATTTACAACACAATAGGTGATGGAAATAATTTAATAAGTTATGCAAGTACTGCAGGAATCTCTACACTTGCAAGAAACTTAACAGGTTCTCCAAGAATTAATGTCAGTGGTATTTTAAATACTGGAATCACGACAACGGAACATTTAGAAGTCAGAAATATAACTTCTACGGGAATTATTACTGCATTACAATTTGTTGGTGATGGAAGTCAATTAGAAAATGTAGTTGCAACTAATAGTGGTGTAGAAGTACTAGATGAAAATGTAAGAAAAGGAGTTGCAAAAGAACTCAATTTTGGAGCAGGATTATTCTGTAGTGGACCTGATGGTGTTGGAAGAGTTACCATAGCGGTAACAACTTCTATAGTTTCTGGTGGTGGAACTGGTGGTGGAACTCCCCTAGAAATAAGAAATCAAAATGTAATTCTTGGAGAATATTCAAAATTAAACTTTGGAGCTAATTTATTAGCCTATGTTAATCCCGTTACTGGGGTAGTAACAGTTACAACTGCAACTAGTGGATTAAACATTTCGGGAATTATTACCGCAACTTCTTTTAGAGGTTCCGGATCAAGTTTAACTGGAGTTATCACATCTTTAGTTGGTTATGCAACTACTGGATATGTTGCTAGTGCTCTAGTTGGTTATACGACCACTGGATATGTTACTAATGCATTAGTAGGTTATGCAACTACTGGATATGTTGCTAGTGCAATATCTGCAATTAATATACCGACAAATCTTAACGACTTAACTGATGTAAATGTTGGTGCGCCATCTACAGGTCAAGTATTAAAATGGTCCGGTACAGAATGGCAAGCCGCTCCAGACTTAACTGCATCTGGATTGGGTATTGGTCTTTCAGACTTATCAGTTACAATCAATCCTGCAGGTATAAACTCCTTAACTTACAATAATTCCACTGGTATTTTTAACTTTACTCCTACAAATCTAACAGGATTTGTAACCACGGGTGGTTCTATCTACTATGCAAGCATTGCTGGAATTGCAACAGTAGGTCAAGGACTTACTGGAACTCCTGATATTACAGTTAATGATTTAGAAGTAATTGGAGTTACAACTTTTTACAACAGTGTCCATTTTGACTACGATAAACTATTACTTATTGGTAGTAATGATGAACTACAACTATTTCATAATGGAACCAATAGTTACATTGATAACTCAAGTGGAGGTTCATTAATTATCCGAGATAGTGGTCTCGGAATCCAATTAAGAAGAAGTGGTGGCGGACCTGGCGCAGGTCTAATGGCTAACTTTAACACTGGTGGTGGTGTTGAACTTTATTATGATAGTGTTTTAAAGTTTCAGACTTTCCAAAATGGAGTTGCAATTAATGACTCTCTAGGTATTGGAACTACAGCAGGCAACCCACCTTATAGATTAACTGTGAGTGGTGTTGGTGCTACAATTACTCAAGGTCTTGTAAATGCAATTGCAGATTTCACTTCAAGTGTTAATGGATATGGTCAGTTAAATGTAAGAAACTCACTCTCTGGTACAAATGCATCTGGTGATGTTGTTATCACTGCAAATACTGGTTCAGATACTTCCAACTTTATTGATTTGGGTATCAATAATACTGGATTTACAACATCAAGTTGGACAATCAACGGTGCATTAGACGGATACTTATATACCTCAGACAGTAATCTATCAATCGGTGCAGCATCCGCAAGTAAATATCTCTCATTATTCGCTGGTGGAACCCTTGCGGCAAATGAACAAGTAAGAGTTACTACTACTGGTGTCGGTATAGGAACCACGAATGTAACATCCAAACTTACTGTGGGTGGAGATGTAAGAGTTTCTGGCGTAATTACTGCATCTTATTTTGTTGGAGATGGTTCTTTATTGACCAATGTTCCTGGAAGTGCCAATAGTGGATATGCAAATACTGCTGGTATCGCAACAGTAGCTCAAGGACTTACGGGAACACCAAACATTACTGTAGGAGTTGTCACAGCAACTTCTTATATTGGTTCTGGATCAAGTTTAACTGGATTAACAGGAGCATCTGCAAACACCTATGGTAATGCAACTGCAGTACCTCAAATTGTTGTTGATGCAAATGGAAGAATTTCTTCTATTACTAATGTTTTAATTTCTGGTGGAGGTGGCGGTGGATCATCAATCATTGTAAACGATAGTGGTTCTTTAGTTGGATCTGCTGGAACAATTGATTTTGGTGCAGGAATTTCGGTAACACCTGCATCTGCTGGTATAGTAACAGCAAATGTAACTTATTCTCCTGTTGCTGGATATTCTACTTCTTCTGGTGTTTCCACTTCAGCTACCACTGCAGGTTATGCAACTATAGCTGGTTATTCAACTTCTTCTGGTGTTTCCACTTCAGCTACCACTGCAGGTTATGCATCAACCGCAGGAATCTCTACAGTAGCTCAAGGACTCACAGGAACTCCAAATATTGCTGTAGGAGTAGTCACAGCAACTTCCTATACTGGTTCTGGAGTAAACCTCACAGGAGTTATTACTTCATTAGTTGCGGGAACAAATGTTACGATCACTCAAACTGCTGGCATTGCAACGATTAGTGCAACTGGTGGCGGTGGAGGAGGAAGTGGTGATTATGCGACTATTGCTGGATACTCAACAAGTTCAGGTATTGCAACTTATGCAACTTCAAGTGGAATTGCTACTAATGCTGGCATCTCCACAAGTGTCATAGGTGGTGTTGGCATCATTACACAACTTAGTGTTTCCGCAATCACAACAACAGTCAATCTTAATGTAACTGGCATTGGAACTTTCTTAACTGCTGGATTAAAAGTAAGAAACCCAGCAAACACTTTCCAATATAATATTACTTCAGGAGCTATTACTGCAGATAGAACTCTGAACCTACCTGTAATTACTGCTACTGATACTTTAGCAGTTCTTGGATTATCCCAGACTTTCACTGCAGTACAATCATTTTCCAATACATTAACTGCATCTGCTACACTTGACTTAACTGGTAATACTACAGGAACCCATGTATTTGGATCCAACCAAACAACAGGAACTATAACACTTGGAGGAGCTTCTGGTACTGGTACAATTACCTTTGGTCGTGCTACAACATCTCAACAAACAGATATCCAAACAGGTATTACTGCATCTGGAAACACCAAGACAATTAACTTGGGTACTAATGGTGCATCTGGTTCATTTACCAGAATCAGTGTTGGCCCAACTGCGGGGGTTGGCACAGTTATTATCAACTCTGGAGCTAATCTGGGTATTGGTTCTACATTACCAACTTCAAATATTGATGTTGTGGGAAATGGTAAGTTTACTGGTATTGTTACTGCCTCAAGGTTTGATAGTGTGACTGCAGGTACACCAATCATAGAGTCAACAGATACTATAAGTATCAATACACCAAAGGTTGCAATCAGTACTGACTTAACTGTAGGTGGCAATACTGGTATAGGAACAACTAATGCAACATCAAAACTTCATGTTTTAGGTAATGTATTAGTTTCTGGTGTTACAACAATTACTGGAAATCTAAATGCACCAGGAAATTATTATGTAAAACTTGCAAGACTTACAAATCAAACCGTACTTAATGGTGCTGACGCTTTGATTGGATTCTCCACAATCAGTGATCCTAATAATTGGTATAGTGGAATTACAACTCGCACTACACCAACAGTCGCAGGAACTTATCGTGTTGATGTGATGTTAAATTGGAATGCGGGATCCGTTACAAATGATCAAACAAATATTCAGATTAGAAAGAATGGAACTACATTTGCACTAAGTCAGACTGGAATACATACTTTTGCTTATACTCAAAATGCTTGTGGTATTGTTACCATGAATGGAACAACAGATTATATTGATTTTACTGTTTATACATCAAATCCAACCAGTCAAGTTGTTACTGGAACCGCTGATGGTGCCTGGACAAAAATGGAAATATTTAAAATAAATTAAAATGGAAAACGAAATCAAAAAAGAATACGATCATCAAATTGGATTGGGTATAGAATATCCAACAGACCCAAATGCCAAAAAACTATATGCAGTTGGTTGTTATTCTGCAGAAGATTGGCAATATATCCATGAACTTTTGATCCAAGATGGTACTTTAGAAGACAATATTCCCCATGAATGTTGCGATTGTGCGGACTTAAAAGAACATAGTGAAACTAGGGCTGTATATCTATTGACAGACCAAGAAGCAAATGAACTACTCAATCACCCAAGAGTAGAATATGTTCATGAAAATTATGAGAGTTATCCTTGCAAGTACAAACCAAATCCAGAAGAAGTACATGCGGGATATATAAAAAAAAATCGTTACAGTACGGCAACAAGGCAATATAGAAACTGGAGTTCTCAACTGCCAGCAACTCCTGGAGCAACAGAATTAAACAGAAGTGGTTATCAACTTTTAAGATGCGTTGATAAAGCCGATCCATGGTATACGGGAATATCAACAGGATCAAACCAAGTATTAACAAATGTGGTTCCACAATATGGTGATGGAACTGATGTAGATGTTATTGTCGGAGATGAAGGATGTTGGTTCGGTCATGTAGAATTTCAAACTAATGCAACGGGAACTGGTCCAAGAGATTACAATAGAAAAAATGCATTAGCAGTTGGATTTTCCACTTTAGCAACTTCAGCTGCAAATGGAACATGTGATCTTTTAGATCTTGTTTTGGATGCGCCTTATTGGTTGGATCCAGCATGGTTTGAAGCTGCGCCTGCTTCTAGATTAACATTGCGTTGGGATGGAACTAGAGTTCCGGTAGAAAGTGTCGCTAGATCTTGGTGGTCAACTTCCTCCCAAAGATCTGTAGGGTTTTCTACAATAGGAACAGTCACCATAACATCCGCATATACAAGAGCTGCTTGTAATGGTTCTGCTTCCGCTAGACCAACCATTACTACAACTCATGGAACTCAGTGTACTGCAAACGCTGTTGGACGAACTCAAGGTTGGGCGTATAATGCAAATAAATGGTTTGTCAATGCTTATGGTACTAATGGTACAGATTTTGAACCATATTTCAATATCATGAAGTTGTTTCATCAAGCAAAACCAATAAATCCATCATATGGAAATAAAAATCCAACAATAAGTAGTAATAGTTGGGGTTATAGATCAACATCACATAGAACTAATGGGTGGTATTTTTATCGTGGTCAAGGTATAGGAACCAGTTATACTGCGAGTACACTGCCAGGATTTATGAATTATGTTGGGGTTTATGGTGATTCCAACAGAATGAAAGGTGAACATCCTCCCAACTCTGTGTTGACAGCAGGTAAGGAAATGATTGATGCTGGAGTTATTTTTGTTGCAGCTGCAGGAAACTCCAACCAAAAACAAGTAAGTCAAACTCACCCAGATTTTAATAATTACTGGTCTACTGTTGGAAGTGGAGCAACTCTAGGAGTATCCACTCATTCGGAGTTTGGTGTTACTGCTTATAACACAACAAATAGAAGAGGATATCCACAACAATTAGGAATGTATACTGATGGTGGTGGTAATTTAGTTTATCCAGTAATCAATATTGGCGCTCTTGATGATGCATTTGATTCAAATGGTAATGAGAGAAAAGTAAATTATAGTGATATGGGAAATGAAATTGATTGTTATGCACCTGCAGATGGAACTCTAAGTGCAACCAATCAAGTAAGCCAATCAAGACCTGATACTTATACTATATCAGTAGCTCCAACTGATAGTGGACTCACGGGAATTGCAAGTGTCAGTACAGAACTTAGTGGAACTAGTGGTTTCAGATTATTATTAAATGCAGGGAAAAGAATTACAACCAGTTCTGGTATTGGTACTGTTACCGATTTAGAATTAAATTTATTGGGTGCCGTAGGGTTAGCATCCACATCAACACTTCCAACTAGTGGAAATAATGATGATGGATTCTGGACTCTGACTTTACCATTCAATATAGAATTTATTGGACTTTCAACAAACATCGTTTATCCAGGAACAAATACATACATTACTTTTGGTGGAGGATCTACTCAATTTAATGCATTGAGTTTTTCTAACCCAGCATTCAGAAAAATTATAATGTCTTCCGCAGACAATTCTTGTCAAAGAATTTATTATGGTACAGAGGGTTCTTCTCCAAATAGAACTTATAGAATTAGATGGGAGGGAACCAATAGTACAGGTGGAACTCTTGGTTCTCCAAATATGGTCTATGAAGCAACTTTTTATGAAGCAACTCCAAGTCAAATTGATATTCATTTTGGTGCTAATGCTAGAGTTTCTAATAGCGTATTGACTTCATATGATGAAGCTTTTAGTGGAACAAGTTCTGCATGTCCAGTAGCAACTGGATTGATCGCAACTAAACTGCAATACAACCGTACTTGGACTTGGCAAGATGTGAGAACTTGGTTAAGAAATAATGTTGGAACTGCAAATACGGCTCAATTTTTTACTGGAGTTGAATCTGTCAGTGCAAACGATGCAAACTGGGCAAATGTAAATAGTTTGGAAGGTGGAGATCCAATTGTTATTTGGGATTCATTAACTGGAAATGAACCTTTCCGAGGAACACTAAGTATAAGTAATGTGTCTTTTAGAGGATTTACTACAAAATAGTATAAAGTTGATAAATAAGCCGCCCAAATAATCTAGAACGATGAAAAGATTAGCTTTTATCTTTTCGTTATTCTTAGTTACTCCTGTTAGTGCAGCTGAAATTACATCCAAAATTGTTGACTCCGTACAATTAAGCGTTCAGGGTGCTGCGGTACAATCAAATAGAGTAGGGGGATCCTACTCAGTCTCAGGATCAAATATTAATGTCACAACTCTTGGTGGAGTTGGTGGCGCAGGTTCTTACGGTATTAACACAAACGGTGGAGCATTTACTTTCTCTGAAACATCAATCACTGCAGATACTGTTGTCACCACTCAGTCGGCAGCTTCTGGAACAATTGCTTCTCCCAACCTTTATAGCAATTCTACTACTCAGTTAGGTGGAGATAAAGGTTCTCTTGCAGGTTCTCTGAGTGGAACTGGCGTTCCTACGGTGACCGCTGGTGGATCTGGAACGAGTGCAACAGCACAAAGAACCGTTGAGTTAAGCGTATTCAAGTGAGACATATAGCTCCCGTTCTGTTAGCAGCAGCGGGATTTATATCTCCCTGCTTTGCTGCGCCCGTCACTCCTAACTTTACGAGTGGTACAATTACTTCTGAGACTAAAACTCGTACTGAAGTGATTGAAGTTATCAAACAAATAGAATATACCACTGGGACATCTTATACT